GTAAGTAGACTATCAGCACGGCCATTGAGGATGTTTGCAATAGCCACATATGCAGTTGATATAGCGCTATCTCCACTTGAAATCCAGCCATAACCTTTTAACCTTTCACCAGCAGGACGTAATTGACTAAAGTCGAGTACAAGGGTATCAGCAGCATACTTACCAGCAATAAGTTTACCAATGGACTTAGCCCAGGCTTCTGCTGAATCTCCAACTTGAATTGTCCAAGTTTTAGTTTCTTCGTCGAATGTTTCAACATTGTGCTCTAAACCGCCTTTAGCTGTGCGAACAGAGCGTACTACACGAATGTTTTTAATTGGTTTGGAAAATCCATTTAATGTACCAACAATTGGTTTAAATCCTACTCCGCAACCTTGCAGTAAAAGCCATAGGCAGTCTACTACATCATATACAGTCTCTACGTGAGTAAAGCTGCAATTAAATTGTGAGGCCTCACGAGTTTTAGCTACATCTGTACCGCCAAGCCAGAGTGTGCGACCACTCATAGCCACCTTACGATCCAGCATAAGCTGTTCAAGATCATAAAGTTCGCTGTATTCTTCGTCTGTTAAATCACGACCAGCGGCACGTTGCCACAGCCATTCTTGGTGATCGATAACTCGGGCTACTGTTTCTTGCCATGTTTCAAATTGTTTTCCGTCGTCTGAAACTGGTCTATTATATGTACGACGTGTGATTACTTGTGCTCTAGTGCTTACTGCTGCCATGATTTCCTTTATGTTCCTGTTGAACCGAAGCCTCCTGTGCCTCGGGTAGAGTCGTTCCAAATATCTTTAAACTGTACTAGTTCAACCTTCTGTATAACAAGCTGGGCAATTCTATCACCAGCGTTAATTTTATAAGGGTCATCACCGATATTTTTTAACAAAACTTTAATTGTGTCACGATAACCACTATCAATCACGCCTACGCTGTGAGGGATAGTGATTCCCTTTTTTCCTTGAGAGCTTCTATTGTACACAAAGCCTGCAAAGCCTTGTGGAATTTTAACTGCTATACCCGTATCAACAAGTTTTTGCTCGCCTGGGTAGATTTCGCAATCTTCATAGCTAAACAAATCTGCTCCAGCATCGCTGTGGTGTGCTCGTTGTGGTAGTTGTGCGCCTGGTTTTACTTGGCAGTCTACTGTAAAAGATAAGCTGTTTATTGTGTTGCTTGTTATATAAGCACCATTCAATGCTATTGTTCCTGAACTCATTTTAAATATAACTCTAAGGTTTCGTCAATTTGTTTGCAATTTTCAGTACCGATTGCTTCTTCGCAAAAGGTTACTAAATCCATTAATTTATAGTTCAATTCTAGCTGATCTTTACACTCATTTAGGGCTTGAATATACTTGTATTTACCTGAGAGAGGGATGCTTGCAATAATGTCATAGGTACTGCCATATTCATTAACGAGACTAACTGCTCTCTTAGGCCCAATGCCAGGCACGCCAAAAACATTATCACCACTGTCACCAGTAAGGCATTTAATACTGATGTAATCTTCGGGATTAAAGTCATAGTGGTCATTCCAGTTATCAACTGTAACTTCTTTGCGTGTAACATACGAGAATCTTGATACATTAGGTTGAACTAACAAATCCCAATCTTTATCTGAGCTAATCAGCCAAATATCGTCAACTGGGAGTTTTGATTTTTTTGATACAACGTATGCTGCAATATCATCTGCCTCAACGCCTTGAAAGCGCAAGACTGGAAAGTCGGTATTTTCAGCAATATGTTCTAGTGTTTTTGTAAAGTCCTCAAAGAACAATTCAAATGCCGCTTTTTCAGCGTCTGTTTGTTCTGCAAATTTATCTTTACGATTTTGTTTGTACTCAGGGTAAATAGCTTTGCGATACGAGCTAGAGCCCATATCACCTGCAATAATTACATGAGATGCTTTATAAGATTTTTTAAGACTTTGAACTGTGCGCAAGTAATCTTCAGCAAAATCTGTAGCACCGCTATGTTTATAGCGAAATGCAAGATTAAGTGAATCAACAACTAGCAGAGTATTATTTGCTTCGGTAATTTTTGAAAATGTTTTTGACATATAGTTTGCGTGTTAATCTGTTATTATACTACTGCTAAGCTGTTTTGTCAAGTTACAAATACTGGTTGCTCCCACTTGAGCCAATCTTCTAGCAATGCTGCATAGAATTCATAGTTTTCGTGGTTGTAATAAATACAGCGATAGTTTTGTGAATTAGGCATTTCATCAAAAGCAACAAAAACTTTGCTTCGATCAAACTTAAAAATCAATAGTGGTTTCTTGCCTACTTGCTGCCCTTGACGTAGAGTCTGTTGCCAGAATTCTACTAGTTGCGGAGTCTTGCTTGTTAATAAGTGTGAAGTAAGGTGGTCTTCCGCATAGCCTTTAACTTCTACACACCAAAGGTTAGTTCGCCCAGGTACGTATAAATCGCCCTTGAGCTGATGTTTAGGGTCAAGAGCACCTGATCCAGGCACTCTTTCCCAAGCTAAACCAGTGTGCTTTTTAAGTAGATCACGAACTGTGGTCTCTGTTCTAGCACCTTTGGCTCTAGCGTCTACTACCATTACTCAGTTGCCCAAGGCAGTGGTGTTGGTGTAAGTTCGCCTTGACTAATCTGTTTATCTAACATGAATTCTACGTGCAGTTTAAGGCCATCTATGCTTGCATGATTGCTATTTACCCAAGTAATTACGTCTGCTTCTGTAACGTTTGCCAGTACTTTAAACGACTGAGGGTCAGGGTTAGATAAACTAACACTTTCGGGCAACTCATAAATGTGGTCAGCTTTAGTTCCGCGAAGAACAAAGTCAACTCTTTTTATTACGCCTTCTAAACCATTAATTGTACTGGTTGCAATAGCAATGATTTTTACTTCGTATGCTGTTGTCATATTAAGCCTCTGTAGGCTTGCTATCTTCAGCAGGTTTTACGGGCTCAGCAACTTTAGGGGCTGCTGCAGCAGGTTTAGCCGCTGGCTTAGCCGCTGGTTCAGCAGACTTTTCACCAAATTCACGCTCATCAATAGTGTAAACTACTGTACCTTTGGTAACTACCATTGTTTCTAACTCGCGTAAAGAAATCAAATTGTGCAAGCCAATTAAGCCTGGTTCGCCTGTGTAGTCTTTGGTATAGGTAGCTTCAGCACCATTTTTTAGTTCTTCAATTTTAACCATATTATACCTCTATTTGGGATATGTTGTTACGTTTAATAACATTTACTTTTTCTAGTAGTGGATGACTAAAGCCATGACTTACCAAGAAAGTATTTAAATGTTCTTCTCGTAAAAGCACTTCAACCAACTTTTCTTTACCATCAGTATCAAGTGTTTCTACAGTTTCATCTAGTATCAATAAATTAATTCTTGAACTAGAAAGAGTTTGCATTAGTTTTCTAATAGCTAAAAGTGTAGCTACATTAACTCGTGCTTTTTCACCGCCGCTTAGTGCCAAAATTTCAATATCTTTTCCGTTATCAGTGATAACAACGTTAAGTTTGTCGCTAGCACTAATTTTGAAACTAATCTGAAATCTACCGTCACTTAGATCTACCAAATATTTATTTGTGATTTCTTCTAAGTCTTTGACTAAACATTCGATTTTGTACGCTACTAAACCTGTTGTACTAAATGTTTTAGTTAAAACATTTAAAATACTCATTCGTTCGCTGAGTTCGTGCAATTTACTGCTATAAGTTTCCAACTCTTGGTTCATCTCTACCAGTTGCTTGGATACTAATTCTACTTTAGCGTTGTGCGCACTTACTTCTTTGTTGTGTTGCTCTGCTTCAACTATACGACGTTTTGTATCGTTAATTGAACTTTGCAAGTCTGTAAATTGTTGTTGTAAAGACTGCTTGTCTAATAAATACTCTGGTAATTCTGCATCAATAAGTGCATGATACTTTTCCCAGTCTTCTTGAGATTTTTGAGCATTTTGCCAAGCCGTTAAGCCTTCGGAATATTTAGTAGATTCTGCATTTAATTGCTCTAGCTCAATAAACAATCTATTAAGTTTAGCTTCGCTGGTTTCACGAATATCGTGTTGCTCGTTTACTAACTCGGATATTTTATGCGTGTCAATTGGTTGTAAACAAGTAGGGCAAACACCCTCTAGTTTAGTCATCTTTTGAACAAAGGCCTTGGTGTCTTTTACAGTTTTCTGTAACTCGACTACCTGGTTACTTAGTTCTCGGTCTTTAGCTTTGATGCTTTCAATATCAGCTTCTGGCTTTTCAGGAATAGGCAAAAGCTTAATTTTACTTTGCAGTTGTTTATAAGTATTATTTTGAAAAATCTTTTTATTAGTAGACTCAATAGTACTAATACTAGCCTGTAATTTAGAAGCTTCTGCAACTACATGATCTTTAACTACGGGTTCTTCTATGTAATCTTTTAATGTTAAGTCAGCTTTCTCGTACTTATTTAACCAACTGGTAACAGTATTTACTTGAGACTGTACACCAGCAATATCTTTGGTTAGTTGACTGCTAACTTCTTTGAAAGTGTCAGCAGCACGAGTGTATTTGCCTAAATTAAGAATTTCAATCAAAAACTTTTTACGCGCTGTGTCAGGAGCTGTTAAAAACTCTAAACTCGATGCATTAGACTGATAAACAATTTGTGCAAAACTTTTATGATCAAAGCCTAGAATGTCTTCAATCATTTTGTAAGTAGCAGTTGCTGTATGTGCACTTATGTCTACGCTTTCTTTAAACAGCTTAACAGTTTGTGCTGTACCACGACTAGATTTAATTGTATAGTCTGTGCCATCACGATTAAAGTCAAGCTCAATTGTGTAAGACTTGTCTTTGACATACCTGTTAAGAATATCTGCTTTCTTAATGCCTTTTGAGTTCTTGTTGAATAATACTTCTTCAAGAATTAGTGCAATGGAACTTTTACCGTGGCCGTTGCGACCTACTAGTTGTGTTAGTGGTGCAGCAACAAAATCAATTTTATTATCTTTTCCGTAGCTAAAGGCATTAGCCCATCGTAGTTGTTTTATAGTTATCATTTACAGCGAGTCTTTTCTTTAGTTCTGGTAATCCGCCAACATATTCACCGTCCAGAAAAATCTGTGGAACGCTGCGTGCGTTTGGTACTTTTTCGATTAAGTCTTTTTTAGTATAAGTGCCGCCGCCTACCATGCACTCTTCATATTCAATAGCATAAGCCGTTAGCAAACGTTTAGCTTCTTGGCAGGCAGGGCAGTTGGTTTGTGACCAAACTTCGGCTTTATTCTGATTCAATTTTGTCTGCATAGTTCTGAAATTCCTTTAGTACTCGTTCAATAGTATCTGGTGGTAGTTCTAAAATATAAGTTAGATACTCTCGAACTTCTTCTGACATAGACATTTCAGAGTCTAGGATCAGGGCTGAATCTGTGTCACGCTTGATAACTTTGCGATCAATTAAATCACTATCCTCAAGCTCACCAAGTTCTTGCATATCGCCTTCAACTTGGTAAATTGTGTGATGGTAGTCGGTTGGCGGTTTAGGGTCATGTACGCCTACTGTTTTGCGCAGTAATTGTGGCAGCTCTAGTTTACGCCATTCATGTTCTAGGCTGAGGGTATCCAGTACAACAACACCAGTATCCACATTATGACGATGAAAGCTAGTAGTAACGGGACTTCCAGGATATATAATATTTTTCTGAGAGTTTTCATAGCTGTGTAAGTCGCCAGCTAAGACTCGGTCATAGCTTGCAAATATTTCTAAATCTACTTCAGGCTTTACGTGTGGAGGAATCTCGCCACGAACGTGTGTAAAACAAATATTGCCGCGAATCTGAAAAGGATTCTTTTCAAAGTCTTTTAGCTTGTTGTATGGAATAAAATCCATGTTTTCTATTTTGCAATAGTCATCGATAATTTCCACATTGGAATTCAATCTGTTAGTGACTTGCTTTAAGTTACTAAGAAATGTTGTGTCTTTTTTAACTGCTTCGTGATTTCCAGCATAAATAATTGTTGGAATATCACAGTGAGTTACTAGGTCAAAGTATGTTTCTAATTCTTCCATGTTGGGAAGCTTGTCAAACACATCACCACCAATAACAAAAAGATCGCAGTCTTTTTGCATTGTGCGTAGCTGTGACCACAGCATATTAAACCTATTTTTAGCCCACGGAATAGGTACGTTCTTCTGACCCAATTTAATATGGACGTCAGCTGTAAATAATACTTTCATTTTGCCCTTGAGACAGAAAAGCCCGCTAAGCGTTTCGTTTAGCGGGCTTTGATTTTTTAACCTAGTTCTTTGACTGCTTCTTGTTCAGATGATTCGGCTTCGCCATCTTCTTCTTGCTGGTTATTGATCTTTTCCAGCAGGGCTTTTACATCTGCTTCTGTAGGACGAGGGAACTTTTCGTCAATAGACTTAGCAGCATCAGCCATAGCGCGCTCTTCAGGTGTTAGCGGACGTGCTTTGCAACGCAAAACCTGCAAGGTGTACTCAACGTTAAAAGGCAGGGGGCCAGTTTTAACACGTTTGAATACAACATCCCAACCTGTATCATAGTCAGTAGGGTCTCCTAAATCTTCAGCCGCTGTAACGATTTGCTCAAACAATTTCTTTTTCAAGTTAAGAGCAACAACTTTTTGCGACTTAGGGTCAATACAATTTACAGAATAGCTCCAAGAGCACTTGGCTTCTGGATAATACTCAGTAACATGATCTTTCTCAAGGTTATCAAATTTCTCCTTTTCACGACTAAATGCTAAACATTCAATAGGGATATCTTTGTTATTTGTGCCTTTCAGCCAGTAAATATATCGTGGAAGAACTCCGCCAATCAAGCGGACTGTGTTTTCGCCATCTTTGTATTCGTAAGATTCGACTTTGTTTGATTGTGCTTTACCTTTGGTGTTTTTAAAGCTAAGTGCCATTTTTATTTGTCCTCGTATTTGAAGTGAATTTTGTTTTCTGTGATTTTTAGTAGCGGATTTGATTTTATTGCGTTTAGGTCAATATCTGAATAGTAAGATAGGTCTAGATATGTGTAACCGTAATGTTTATATATTGCGTAATTTCTACGCCCCGCTAAACGAATGTATTGTGCTTTGTGTACAATATCTGTTGAGGTATCAGCAAATAAGGTTGCAGGGTTTATTAGAAAACTATTGCCTTTTAAGTTAAAAATCGGTTTGATTTTACTGTATTGGTTTTTAGGAATAGATTTTCTAATAAAGTGCAATCTTAAGGTTTCAACTAACTTTGTAGAGTCACATTGAGTCGTGGACTCAAGCAACCCAAGGTTAAAGAAAAGGGTCATATACTGAAACTTAATAACTATTATACCATTTTGGATACTCTGTGACAAGTGAAATTTTATCTACGCTAAGACTTTCCAGCCTTTGCGTAAGTAAAGCCCTAACCTATCTGTGTTTTGCTTTTTATCTGCATATCCAGCAAACTGAATATCTACTATGATTGGGTCTAGTTTACCTTCATGCATTCGCATAATGCGACCAGCAATTTGTTCCAGTAAACTATCGTTTGACATGGGTACTGCTAATATCACGCAGCTAAGGATGTTGATTGAGATACCTTCTGAAAAGATTTGCCTGCTTCCAGCAATACACATTTTTTCTTTGGCAAGGATTTGAGCTTTTGCTCTTTGTCTGTCTTCAAAACTGGTGTTCCCAGTAACCAACAAACACGTGTCACCAACATAGTCTTTTACCTTTTCTAAGAATTCTACTCGATCAGCAATAACTAAAACGCTATGGCCTTCGGCTACGTGCATTTTAGCTATATCTGCAATAAATTGTCTGTATTTGTCGTCTTGGGTAAGATCAGTGATCTTGTCTACCCAAGTTGCATTAGGTTTAAGTGTAATGCCACTTTTTACCATATGTATGGTAGGAGGTATAGTATTCGATACTGGAGGCTTTAATACCTGCGAGCCGAAATAATCCTTGAATAATATGTGTTTGCCATCTTTGCGTTGCATCGTTCCACTAAGGGCAATACGATAACGGGCGTGGAAGGCATCAATTGTTCCTGCAAATGTAGTGGCAGGACAGTGATGTGCTTCGTCCAAGATAACAGTCCCAAACTCTTTAGCCAGGTCTGTAGTGTGTTTAACCAAGGTTTGGATATTGGCAACTGTGATAAAGTGGTCGTCGTGGTCAACTCGTCCACCACCAATAACTCCGCAGTCCACCCCGAATAGCGTTCGTATTTCTTCACACCACTGATCTCGTAAGGCGGCGGTATGTGTGATAACCAGCGTTTTTTGTTCAAACTTTCTAGCCAGATGTAGTGCGGTAAAGGTCTTACCCCAGCCTGGTAAAGCATTGATAAAAACTGTATCATTGACTTGGTCGTAGATTGTTTGCTGATCGTCATATAGCTCAAACTTAGGGTCGGGAAAAGGTACTGGTACTAGAACACGCTTATCAATGATTTCATAGCCACTAGGTATTAGATCAGTACGCCCTTGTGGAATAGATAAAATACCTTTGATTAACGACTTATAGTTCTTGATAGTTTCTACACTAGCAAACTTCTTTGATCCAGTATCTTTGTGGATTTTATATGTAAGGGATTTAATTACGTGCTTAGTATGCTCTACGCCTGGATTGTCGATGTAGATTCTATTGCTGATTATCGCTTTAGGCATGCTACTTTATTCCATAGTTCAATTACTGTGTCATCATGGACTTCAACATAGCTAAAATCAGCATCTATACCTACTGTCATAGTACATTTATCATCTAGTTCTCCAGTGCACTCCACACCATACCACTGCCAGGCAAACCCATAGCACTCTGAAGTTCCTGTTGCATATACTTTTGCTGAGGATCCGCACATAGGGCAATTAAGAATTTCTGTCATACCAATCTCCACGTGTCTTTTTGTGGATATTCGTAGTATCCGTAAAATAAATAGCTGTTATCCATATATAAAACCCCTGCATACTGATGATGGCTCTCGGGCTGTATCATAGTTTTGAATCTGTGAGACACACCTTCAAGTTCTAATACACACCCTATGCCATCCGCAGGTAACACTTTAGTAATCTTCTTTGTTGTCAGTTTGGCGCGTGTAGTTTTTTTATGTTGA